ATTAAACAACAAGCAACTTTTGGGTAAAAATATACCATAAGTAAAAAATTATACATTATAGAGTTATGGATTTATTTAGTTTGGATTTACCCGATGGGGAACAAAAAGAGTTTCAAATCGCTTTAGTTGATGAACCAGCTATTGAACGGGATTGGATGGCGTTTGGTAAAAATCAACAATGCTTTAATCTTACAAGCAACGGTCAAACGTTCAAACTAATATCTAGGAATTTCAGTATAGAGAGCGAAGATAAAAGGATTGTTTCAGGTTATGCAATGATTGCAGATTTAGAGATCCCACGTTATGACGAAGTTCGAGGGGCTTACAATTGCGTGTTTCGTAAAAATGCAATTGAAAAGATTTGGCTAAACTTCCAAAGAAACAACCTAAACACGAACACAAATATAATGCACCAAACCAACCAATTCGCTAAAGGTGTTTTTGTTTGTGAAAGTGTATTTTTAGACAAAGAGCGTGGAGCAAAAGCACATGAAGGGTTTCCACAGGAAGCGGATGGAAGTTGGTTTATATCGATGAAAATCGAAAATGATGAAATTTGGAACCAGGTAAAAAAAGGAGAATTTAAAGGCTTTTCAATTGAAGGTAGATTTACCGAAGAGATTGAAATATTTTCACAATTAAAACAAATATTTAAAACAAATAAAATGAGTAAACAAACTTTAAAAGATAAATTCAAAGAATTTTTCAAAGAGAACCCAGAAGCAAAAGAAGCAGTTTCAAAAGCTATGAAATTTGAAAAAGCTATGCTAGTTGATGGAACTGAAGTAACAGTTGAACCAGCTTTAGAAGTTGGTGCGGCTATGGTGGTTATGAATGCAGAAGGTGAACCGATCCCAGCACCAATTGGCGAGTATCAACTCGAAAATGGTAGTGTTGTGGTTGTTGAAGTTGAGGGTATCATTGCTGAAATCAAAGAACCGATGGAAGAGGACGAAGTAATCGAGCCAATTGTAGAAGAACCAATGAATGCAGATTCAGAGCAAAAAGTAAAGCGAATTATCGAATCAATTGTAAAAGAAAAAATCTTTGAGGTTGCAAAAGTAAACGCCTTTTTGAAAGCTGAAAATGAAGCATTGAAAAAGGATTTTGTTGAGTTACAAGCTAATTTCTCAAAATTCAAAACAGAACAAGCACAAGAATTTGAATCGCTCAAAAAGTTTTCAGGCGAAATGTTTGCAGATTTACTTGATGAGCCAGCTCAAAAACCCGTTAAAGAAAAATTCTCGTTAACAGGTAACTCGGATAAAAAGCCGAATTTTTTCACAGGAGAATAACAATTAAATTAATCTAAAAAAAAACAAAAGTATATGGCATTTGACGTATCAGCATTAGCAGCCTACATTGAGGATAGAGATTTTCCTTTAGTAGCAGAATTACAAGTATCTCCAGAGTTAACAGCAAATGGAGCAACAAAACAAGCAGGATTGAAAGGAACATCTAACTTGCATTACATGGAAACTAACTTAGTTTTCGGAGCAGGTGCAGGATGTACTAGAACAGCAGCAGGAACAACAGCGTTTACAGATCGTACTATCACGGTTGGACAAATTGCAATCGCAGAAGATTTGTGCTTGGATGACCTTAGAAACAAATGGACTCAAATTCTTTTAGCAAAAGGAACTTTAGCAGGTCGCCAAACTATGCCAGCTGAAATTGCTGAAATTTATTTCGCTGAGAAAAATGCGAAATTGATCCAAGCGTTGGACGTTGCAGATTGGCAAGGTGATACAGGTTCATTAACTGTGAATTTACAACGTTATGATGGTTGGATTAAAACCATTGACGCAGGTTCAGCGGTGAACGGTAACACAGGCGGTGTGACAGTTGCAACAGGTGTTACAGCGGCTAACATTTTAGCTATCTTAGAAGCTATGTGGTTGGCACGTACTGAAGAGTTGGCAGAGAGAAACGACCTAATATTGTATTTACCGAAAGTATGGTATGATTTGTACATTTCAGCTTTGAAAAATGCTAATATGTACCATTATGTTTCTACCGATGGTGACACGAAATATTACGGTACTGAGATGACTATTCGTCCTACTTATGGGCTTAGAACTTTGAACCGTGCATTTATCACTTATCCAACTAATTTAGTGATTGGAATGGATGGAGATAATGACGAGGAATTTACTTACAGAATTGATCCTGTAACTAACAAAAAAATCTTAGTAGATGCTTTGTTTACAAGAGGCGCACAGGTTTATTTTGTTGAGCAAGTGGTTGAATTCACTTTAGTACCTTAGTCAAAAAAAGTAAATAATTAGAGGGGTGAAATTCCCCTCTTATTTAATTTAAAAAAGAAAATGAGTACAATCAATTCATATAGTGACATCTTTAGAAAAGACAAAATCACCAATAAATTTGTTGACATTGACAAAACTATCTACGTTCAAGAAATTCAATTAACAGCGGCTAATCTTATCGCAATGCGGACTACTCCCGTTGTGGTTGTTCCTGCCGTTGCTGGTCAGGTTCTTGATTTTGTTGGTGCGGTTTGTGTTTTCGATTACAATAGTGTGCAATTTACAGGTGGTGGATCGGTTTCATTTGTTGAACAAACAAGCGGAACGGGGTTATCTGGAAGTATTGCCGACACGGTAATTAAAGCGGCTGCAAACTCGATCACGAAAGTGTTACCAGTAGCAGCGACTTTAACAGAAAACAAAGGAATTTGTATCACGAACGGTACGGCGGCGTTTGCAGCTGGTAACTCAGTGATGCGTGTAAAAGTAGCGTACAGAAGATACGCAACAGGATTATAAATAATTTAAAAAAAATTCAAATATGGCATGTGTATTAACATCAGGATTCGCAGAAGAATGCGATGACAGTTTAGGAGGGATAAAAGCAGGACAGTTTTTAGTCGGTCAGCTTGACACCGTTTCGGCTTCTACTGTTGTAGCTGGACAAGTTACCGTAATTACTCAAGTAGCGTTGACAAACTTTTATCGCTACTACATGAAGAAAGAAACGGCGAACGCTGTTATCACGACAACCAAAGATCCATTAACAGGGACTACAGTTTCGGAAACAGTAGTAACGGCGATGCTTCAAAAAATGACCGCAGCTAAAAATGTTGAGTTTAAACTTTTAGCAGGTAAACCGCTAGTTCTTATTTATCAAGATCAGAATGGTTTATGGTGGACAGTTGGAATCACCAACGGAGCTGAATTACTTTCTCAAGCAGCTCAAACAGGACAAACTTTGAACGATCAGAACGGTTACACGTTGACGTTTACGGCTCGTGAAGGGCATTTACCTTATACAGTTGACCCAACGGTGGTAGCTGGATTGGATATTGTTTAAAATTAAACAAAAAAAATAAGGGGAGATTTTAACCGATCTCCCTTTTTTAAATTATATTTATGATTAAAAGTAAATTAATTGGAGCAAAAATGTTGACTAAAGTAGGTTGGATTACAATCGAAGAAGGTCAGGACAAACTTTATAAGAAATTAGGACTAGATATTTTTGAAGATGAAATTGAACAAGGGAACGATCACAAACAACGTATCATTAAGTCTAAAAGAAAAAACAACGATAAGCAATCCGATTTATCTATTTGAGTTCACTAACGACACCACAGGACAAAGTAATACGTGCATTTGTCAAGACGTTTCAGTAGTTGGAGTACAAAGAGATAGGGCGAACCTTTTCAATATTACTGAGGGTACTAATAACCGCCTTAATTCGATGCTTATTTTATTTAATGAGGGGCGTTATCGGTACGTTATTCGCCAACAAGTTTCATCTACTAATTTAGATCCAGCTTTGAGCGGTGACATTGTGGAGCGTGGAATCATGGTACTTTTGTCAACCGCTGAAAACCCATACACAGAACACGAAATTGAATTAACATATATATCACATGAGCCATAATTATTTCATAGGTCAAAGCGGTCGTTTAATTGCTTTTAATTCGCATAAAACGCCTGAATTTAAGGAGCAACAATCAGTTGATTGGGTGTTGTATGGAAGTGATGACGAATGGAAAAATAGATACCCAGACTATTCAATTCACAATTATAATTCCAGCCCTAAGAATAATACCATTATCAATAAAAAATGTGAGTATACAATAGGGCAAGGACTTACTTACGATTCTATTGGGCTTGATTTACCTAGAAAAATTGAAGCTAAAACATTCATCCACAAAATTAAAGATAATGATTGTTTTCCAAGATCGGTAAAAGATCGTGCCATTCATGGGGGGTTTGCAAATGAAATGATTTACAATAAAAAAGGTGATAAGGTTATGCCTTACCATGTTGATTTTTCGTATATCAGAATTTCAAAACCTAAGTGGAACGAAAAAGAAATGAAGTACGAAGATCCAATTTTTTATTACACATCCAATTGGAACGTTCGTAAACCACAGGAAAATAAAGACTGGACTATTTTCCAAATGTTTAAATGGGATGAATCGCCAGAGCCATCAAAACGATACCTATACTACTACAAAGATTATCGCCCTAGTTTAGGCGTGTATCCTTTGCCTGAGTATGTGGCGTGTGTTCCGTATATTTCAGCCGATTTTGAGATAGCTAACTTTACGTACAATAATGTCAAAAATGGTGCAACGGCTGGTTATTTGGTGAACTTCTTTAATGGTGAACCGAGCGAGGTACAAAAAAGGAACATAACCGAAATGTATCGGAACACGTTTCACGGAACTGACAACGCTGGTAAGTCGTTATTATCGTTTAATGAATCCAAAGATTCGGGCGTTGAGGTTACACCAATTAATCCAAACGGTCAGGATGATAGGTTTACCAATTTAAACAACTCTATACGGGATGAAATTTATACGGGTCATGGGGTTGATCCTGTTGTGGTTGGTTTGAAAGGTGACAACGGATTTAATAATAATGCAGACGAAAAGCGAACCGCTGTTAATGAGTGGCAAAATTCGTATGTTGATACGGTACAAGGTGTTTTTGAGGATTACTTTACGGATGTAATGAATTTTAACGGTATCGTTGGAAAGGTTAAAATTCTTAAAAAGCAACCCGTATCAAAACCACTTTCTGAAGCTATACTTACTCAAATTTCAACTATTGAAGAACTTAGAGAAATGGCAGGGCTTGGAAAATCAAAAGTTCAACCTAACCCCGTTAATGATTCACTTACTCAATTATCGCCACTTGTTCAAAATAAGATACTTGATTCAATGAGTTTAGAAGAAATTAGGTCGCTAATCTCTTTGAAAACTTTAAGTCCGATTGATAAAGCAGAAGTAAAGACTACCCAAACAATGTCCAAAGATGACCAACTTTTACGAATGTTTGTCAACTCAGGAATATTTGATGATGAATGCGAATTGATTGATAAAAGAGAAATACCGATTTTTAGCACAAAGGACGCGTTTAAGAAGGGAAATGAGTTTAAAGATATGTTTGTGAACCAAACTGAAATAAATGCTTTAAAGCTACTTATCGGAGAAACTCCAGAAGCTGAAATAAAATCACTTTTGCAAATTACAACGGATGAGTATAATGAAATTTTAAGATCACTCCAAGAACAAAAGCTACTTAATGACGAATTGACCGTTACCAACAAGGGGAAGCGTGAAGCGAAAAAAAGCGAGGTTTTTGTGGTTTATAAATATGTGAAACGTTCCGATGTGGATGGACCAGCAATTATAGAAACTACACGACCATTTTGTAAGAATCTTATCCGATTAAGTGCAAACAAAAGCTGGAGGTTAGAAGATATACAAGCAATGAATAATGACATGCCAACGGATAGTATAGCTTCAGATGTGTTTACAAGTCGGGGCGGTTGGCGAACGATCGAGGGTACAAATATTCACGTACCTTTCTGCCGCCACGTATGGGAACAAAGATTAGTAAGGTCAATTTAAAAAACAATATACCATGGTAAGAGCATTATTTATATCTGAGAAATTTCTAAAAGATCACACGGCACTTGACGAGAATATTGACATGAAAAAAATTCGTCCAACTATTTATCAATGTCAAATTCAGTACATTCAGTCATTAATTGGTACGCAATTGTATGAGGATTTACTTGCGAAAGTAGTAGCAGGAACATTAGCTGGGAATGATTTGATTTTGGTAAATAACTACATAGCCGACTGTTTGACATATTGGTGTATGTACGAATTACAAATCCCTTTACTGTTTAATTTCAGGAATAAGTCGACCGCTACAAATAATAGTGAACATTCGCAACCGATCACCACAAAGGAACTAGATCGAATTGAAAATAGATACAAGCACAAAGCGGATTATTTTAGCAAAAGGATTGAATTGTACCTACTTGCAAACGCTAATCTTTACCCACTTTATATGAAGTCAAATGCTATTGATGAAGAGTTACCTCAATCAAATAGCGGTGGCACTAGCTTATATTTGGGTATGGGTGAAACAGAATGCAATAGGTTTCTTTTTTCTACCTAAAAAATAAAAGTTACTTTTATGAGTAAATTCAAAACAATAGATAAGAAATTACTAAAATATTATGCTAAGTTACAACAAGATAATCCAATTAAACCGAGACTTTGCCAACAATCATTGGCAAATAAAAACGTTCGGTAACGGAGCAGCTTATAATATTGTCCTTCATGATAAAGAGGATTGGTTTACTTATCCGCTTATGTGGATGGAAGATTTACCGTTCCCTTTAAATGACAAAGAGTTCCAATTTTCTTTTCGGGTTTATTTTATTGCTCAAGTTGCACAATTAGAGGACCAAGAAACTGACCTAGATTCAACAAATGAAAATGAGGTTAAAAGCGACATGATCCAATGCGCTCAAGATTTGCTTTCTTTTTGGGGTCAGGATTCGGATTACTCAAATTTAATTTTAGTAAAGTCGGGGATTGTTTTTAATACGATTACGGACAAATTCAGCGACCGTGTAACAGGTTGTTATATTGACCTGAAATTAAAGCAGGGATTCACATATAACAAGTGTGCTATTCCTATGACGGGAGTAACACCGCCGCCAAGCGTTGCATGTCAAGACGCAACGATAAATATTAACGGAACAGCATTTACAACCGTTGCAAGTGGGGGTTTACTAAATATTGGAGTTGAATACCAAACGAGCGAAGCAAACCCCATTCATTCAATAGTTGGCGATAATATTATTATAGTGGATCCCGTTCCGATTGTTTGTGAAGATGCTACTTATAATTTATTGAATAGTTTGGCACAGAACAAAGGCACGGGAACAATAGCAAGCGGCGCAACCGAAAGCATAAACCTCAGCGATTCAATTGTGGACGTTTATTTAGATAGTGTTTTAGTTGGTACGGCATCCGTACCTTATGGGAATAATGAAACAATCAATGTAACTTTTAGTTAATAAAATGGCAATAGATATAGAAATAGATTCAAGTGGACTAGTTAAAAAATCGGCATATACCCCAGCGCATTCGATTTTAGTACAGCAGTCAGGAACAGGAAGTCCAACGGCTTTGCAGATTTCAAACAATACCCTAGTCGGTCGCTTGAGTGGTGGCGGTTCGCTTATTAATGACCTCAGCGCAACGGATGTTAAAACCTTGCTTGACATTCAAATCTCAGACGTTGACAATTTACAAACGTCATTGGATGGTAAACAGCCTAGTGGTGACTATGCTACGAACACGGCACTAAGTAGCGGACTAGCAACTAAGCAGCCTTTAATTGCGCCTTTAATGCCATACGATTATTGGTATGAAACTAGATTTTTGCAAGCAAACGTTGTTCAACCGCACTTATTAGGTGCAGCAATATCGAGTGGAACGGCAACCACCGCCGTGCCTGTTTTGGCTAGTAACACCCTTTATCCTTATGGGGTATTTTTACGGTCGTCAACTACTGCCAACGGTGGTTATAAATTTTCGACTACCTTATTAAATTCTAATTTTTTCGGTGGGGTTGCTATAAAGTTTCAAACGGCTATCATGTGGAAAACATCGTTTACAGGTCGAACCGTAAGAGTGGGGTATCATGATGGGGCAACCGTAGCCGATGTCAGTGATGGTGGTTATTTTGAGATATTGGATAATGTGGTTAATTGCAAGACATCGAACAATTCCATACGTACAACCGTTACAATGGCAACCACATTATCACTTGATGAAATTTATTTATTTGACATTGAATGTAACACCGCTGGAACATTAATCACTTACAAATTAATTAACGCAAATACAAACGTTGTGATTGAAACAGCAACTATTGCAACAAACATTCCAACCGCAACAACAAGGGGCTTCGGAGTTTCTCTAGTTGCAACCGAAGCAAGTATAACCGCTAGTGATATTTGCGTAATTTACTATGCAGGGAACGGAACATTAAGCGGATTTAATAGAATAAGAAACTAAGTTATGAGAACAAAATATATAGTTGAATTTAATTCAAACGGGGCAAAAGTAAAGATTGAATTTTTAACCAAAGAGCAAAGAGATCAGTTTGTAATTGATGCCGCAATTATAAACCCAATCGTTTCAGAAATTGAAGAAGAAATACCTTTAGAAGCATGAGAGATAAAATAACTTTAGAGCGAATTAAAACAGCACACCCTGTAAT